GCGCCCGTCTGCGTGTTGCAGACAACGGGGTAGTTCCAACCCGGGAGTTCCACGCCGACACCCTCGCGGGTTACGGAGAACACCTGAAACTTACCGGTTGTGGGCTCTTTCAGGCCCAGTCGACGGCAGGCCGCGGCGATTGCGGCGGCGTCCTTTACTTCAGTCTTGATCTGCACGATGTGCGACATTGTTGTTCCTTTTGAATGCGTTAGGTGATAGCGTCAATTTGCGCGCGGGTTTCAACCCATACATGCGCGCCGCAACTCAATGCTTTATGCGGCGAATACACCACGGTCGACGGACCGGCGATGTTAATACTTGCGACTTTGTAGGAGCGTCCGCGCCACTGGACGGTGATGACAGGGTTGTCGGTCCCCTTGCTTTTGTTGGCTCTGATAATGTGTTGATCGACGTGCACGCGCTTGATTGTGCCGGCTGGCATCACAAGCGGGTGGCCAGATTCAATAGTCCGTACGGGCGTACAGACGCCGGCGGTGGCCATGCGTGGAATCCTTAAGAGGCGCGCGCCAGCGTGGCGGGCGTGAAGAAGATATCTAGCCCGCCGCCGCCCTTGGCGGTGCTTACCGGTTTATCGGTCCGGAGCAATCCAAGGGCGGCTAGGCGGGTAGACTAGAATCAACCGCTGAACGCGTCGGAGAGTTGCGCCGCGGTCGTCAGGATACGCGTGGCCTTCTCGAAGCAGCCGCCGCACGCAGCGACAAACGCTTCGGCAGCCTGTAACTGGTCAACAGGGACACGGAAGTGGCCGCTGGCCGTCGGGGCCGCCTTGAGCGCGCTCCGGGGCTGGGCGGCGACCGGAGCCGGCTTGGCGGCCGGCTTGATCTTCAGCGTCATCTCGCCACGCTTCTTGGCCTTCATCGCCACGCGCGACTTCTCGTCCGTTGTGGTTTCAGTCGCGGCGGCCGGAGCACGACCACGCTTGGCACCACCAAGACCGGCTTTCTTCAGCAACTGGCTGACCTGCGCCGGGCTGACACTGATGTTGCGCTTTTCGAGGGCGGCCACAATGTCCTTCCCGCGGAGCGAAGCGCCAGCGCTCTTCCGCTTTTCGATCTCGTTACGAACGTGATCGGACAGGCTGACCTTTTCCTTCGTCTTATTAGCCATAACTCGCTTGCTCTCTGTAGTGGTTGCGGCTACTTCCAGTTCTTCGGTTTCGCCGGGTTCTTCTTCTTCGTCATCTTCCACAGCGGAGACGACCTGCTCTTCTTCGACGTCGTCGTCAACGAGTTCATCGTCAGCGTCGCCGTCTTCGGCCGCGAACGTCAGCCCTTCTTCGTCGACTTCATCTTCTTCAGATTCTTCTTCGTCGAGTTCGGCTGTCACTTCCACGGTCTCCGCTTCTACCGGCTCGTCGTCGACGATGTCTTCGTCAGCGTCGGCCAGTTCAGCGTCAACATCAATGTCTTCATCTTCCATGATGTCATTATCTTCGGTCGTCATCCCTGCAACCTTTTTCTCAGGCGGTTTGTTGGTGGGCCGCGGAAGCGGCTTTCCCCACAAGTTTGTCGGGCTAATCGGCAGACCAGCCACGATTTTCTTAGCCATACATCCTCCTCAATGAGTGGCGGCTGAAACCGCTTCAGCCAATGACCACGTCACCTAAATTCAACATAAACACGCAAATCAAAAAAGCAAGCCGCGGCAAAAATTATTTTTACGCGGGTCGGGTTTACCCGACTTTGCCAAATACCATTTCGCGCACGGCCGCTAAATCTTGCGTCTCAGGGGCTGGTGTGGCGGGCTGTACCGGACTTGCTGCCGGAGCCTCTGTAGAGGTTGTTGCGGTTTTTGCAACAACTGGTGGGGCGGCACAGTTGGGCCCCCGGAGCCACTCCTCGTTGAGGTGCGGCCATAACTCCAGCGAATGAATGGCGCCAAGGATATTCCAAGCAGCGTGGGCCAAATGTTCTTCCGATCGGTCGCCACCTAGAAATTTGTACAGGTGCGCGATGCCGTGGTTTAGCAGGTCTGTGACGGGCATCCCGTTTTCCCAGTTGCAGAACCCAAACTTGGCGGCGCCTTCTGCGTATGTCTTCGCTAGCGCCTGTAGGCCGATAGGCGAAATCAGGTCGTAGCGCGTCTCTTCGCAGTCGCCACTGCGGACTGCGCCGGTATCATACTCACGCCGTTCGCTGCTCATCGGGTTGTGCTTCCGAGCAAAAAGAGAAATAAAGTCTGGGCGCGTCAATGAACGCGACTGTCCCGCGGGTGCTGTCTTCTTTTCTGATGACATGCACGTACGGCGGCTCGAAGTGGGAAACTTCAAAAATATCTAGAAGTTCCTCGCTCGTCCATACACTTGCGTGCAAGCGTTCGAGTATTGTGCGCGCTTCGCCCCCGTCAAGGTGGGCATACTGCGCGCTGAGCGTCCTCAAGATATCTTCTCGGGACGCTATCACGTCAATGTCGGTAATAAGCCGGTCAGCCTGATTTTTGCTCATTACGGTTGGCGGATTGGTTTTCTTGTAGTGTGTTGAGTCGATCTGTGTATTCCTTGATCTTTTCCGCCAGTTCGCCGGCATAGTTGTCGATGCCGCGAATCTGCATGAACAAGTCACGATTGACGTCGACGCTGAATTCCGTCAGTTTGCCGAGCAGTTTGAGCAGCGCGGGCATCGGCGGCGTTTGCGGCGAACGAAGGCGTAAAAGACCGTTGGGAAAGTTTTCTGGTGTGTTATTCCACAGCGGAATAACAGCAACGCCGCCAAGTTCAGGAATGGCGGTCAGTAACTTTAGGCAGTATTCTTCGGTTTGCTTGAACGTTTCTACATCCGAAGGCGCCCGATCAGACTGAATCGGCTGAAGCATTTCGGCGGAAACTTGCTGCGGGTCATGCTGTTCTGCTGTTTGAACGTCCATGTTCGTCTCCAAATATATTAGGGCTATACCGCATCCTATTCGGCACAAGCCCGTCAATAAGGTTGCCGATGCGTGTGGCAGCGAGGCCGTACACCGGAACCCTGACGAGCGCCGAAATGATACCCCCGAAGTAGTCGCCTGCCAAGAGGGCTAGCAACAAATAAATTGGAACATGGTAACTTTTGCAGAACGGACACATTAGCAGTTCAAGTAGGCGCCCTTTGAGCGTTTCGGGCGGGGTGACGTCTTGAACAGCCTGCGCGACAGCCCGGAGCCGGTCAAAAATGGAGCCTTTGTGCCACACTTCGATGATTGCGCCGGCGGCAAAGATGACTGCGATAAAATCGAGCCAATTCATCGTTGATTCCTTTTTCGTATCTCGCCGCTGCGTATGGCGTTTGTGCAGATTAGCATAAAGTAGCACATAAACAAGGCGAGCAGTAGGCCGCCGAAACCCATGGCCGGGATGGTCGCGAGACCGCCGGCCAACAAGAATACGGCGAACCGAGTAAATGTTTTATTGACGTCTTGGGACATTATTTGCAATCGCAATTTCCGTGAGGCCACGGCTGGGTGCGACCGCCATCTACATATTTTCTGTTGTAGAGAAATTGCGGATTCGGTAGCGGTGACTCCAATGGCAGTGTGTGAACTGGATTATCAGGTAAATTAACTTGCGGCGACGGGCCACGAAGCGTGGGCACGTACTGCGGCATCCGGCGTTCTTGATATAATTTTGCGCTGCGGCCTATTTGCGGCATGGCTTTTCTCCTGTGATGGCGAGATACTGTACAGTATACTCACCACCCGGCGTCGGTCACATTTTTCGTCTTGTAGACGACTGGCACACAGCGGCGACAACACCTGTAAAACAGCGCCAGACGAGTAGCAGCCAAAAGCCTGTTAGCGAGAACAGGAGATGAATGCTATCTTCGAGCCACTGGAGTTCAGGCGTTTCATCGTCGTCGTTGTCGTACAAATTTGACCTATCTTTGTACTCGCGCATATGGCACCTACTAATACACGGACATTAAGTCCGCCCGAATTGTCAGGTAGCGAAATTCCGCAAGCGGGCATTCGCTCCCTGATGGAAGAACTGATGTCAATTGACACCAGTGATTTCAAGTCGGTGCAGGCTCGCATTCACGTTATGGGCGCGCTGGCAAAGCAGTCCGCGTTTCCGTCGTTGGAGCCGTTATTGCCGTTGGTGTTGAACCTGAACGGGAAACCCTACAGTCTAAAAAATCACTACACTTTTTCCCCATTATTTCGTTGCCTCGCTCCGAAAAATCAGGTGTGGTGTACGGGACGGCAGGTTTCAAAATCAACATCGTTGGCAGCGCACGGCGTAGTTATTGCGAACACGGTGCCATTCTTCAAGACGCTATTCATCACGCCGCTGTATGAACAGATTCGTCGTTTTAGCAATAACTACGTTCGACCTTTTATTGATCAATCGCCGGTGAAGGCGCTGTGGTCTGGGACGAGCACAGAAAATTCGGTGTTGCAGCGTTCGTTTAAAAACAACTCGATGATGTTATTTAGTTTCGCGCTGCTCGATGCGGACCGTGTCCGTGGTGTGTCGGCTGACCGCGTCTGCATCGACGAGGTGCAGGACATGGACCCAGATCACGTGCCGATTATTCAAGAGACGATGTCGTATTCGCGTTACGGTACGATGTACTTCACCGGGACGCCAAAAACTTTTGACAATTTGATTTACGGATTGTACAAGCGGTCGTCGCAAGCCGAGTGGTTCATTCCGTGCCATTCGTGCGGGAAGTGGAACATCCCGGCGTTAGAGCACGATCTCGACGCCATGATCGGGCCGTACAACGAACACATCAGCGAAAAGTATCCGGGCACCGTGTGCGCGAAATGTCGCAAGCCGATTAGTCCGCGGCATGGCCGGTGGGTCCATCGTCATCCGGAACGACGATGGCAATTTGCCGGATACCATGTGCCGCAGATTATCTTGCCGCTGCATTTCTCGGACGCTGAAAAATGGTCGACGATTCTGCTGAAACGTGAAGGCTTCGGGAATATGACGCAGGCCCAGTTTTACAACGAAGTTATGGGCGAAAGCATCGACACCGGACAGAAACTTATCAGCGAAACAGAGTTGCGCGCTGCGTGTCTATTGCCGTGGGAAAATAAGAAAGAACCGGTGCCAGAGTGCACAGAAAATCTCAAGGACTACCGGCACCGCATTCTGGCCGTCGACTGGGGTGGTGGCGGTGAAGAAGGTATTAGTTTTACCGTAATTGCCGTGCTGGGTTTCCGTAACGACGGCAGCATTGACGTGCTGTGGGCCAAGCGGCTGCTGATTGGCGGTGACCACCTTGCCGAAGCCGTCGAGTGCATGAAATGGTCGAACTACTTCCAGTGCGACTTCGTGGCGCATGACTACACCGGCGCTGGCACTGTTCGCGAAACCGTGATGGTGCAGGCTGGTTTTAATCTTGACCGCGTTATGGCCATGCGCCTTGTGCGGTCGGCGACGCAGGACTTGCTCGTGTACAAGGCCCCGACGCCGATCAATCACCGTGCGCACTACAGCCTTGATAAGACACGGTCGCTGCTCTATACCTGTCAGGCGATTAAACTGAAACAGATTCGCTTTTTTCACTACGATTGGGTGTCGCAGGATTCGCCCGGTATTGTGTCGGACTTCTTAGCCCTGACAGAAAACAAGACTGACTCACGGCTGGGCGGAGATATCTATACGATTACCCGCAACACGTTGCTTACCGACGACTTCGCACAAGCGGTCAATATTGGCGCGGCAGCAGCGTGGCACATCACACAGTCGTGGCCAAACTTTGCCCAACTGGCTGGTGTCGCGCAGGCTACAAAGATCGTGGCGCAGACAGAGGCCGCCGACTGGGGTGACGACGATACCGGGTCTCGGTTCTTTGGCGGCTATTAAGTGTACCGCCAGCAATAATCGTCAAGATATTCTCGCAGGGCCTGCACGTCACGAATCGAGCACGACTCGATCACGCGCACGACTTCTAGCGCGGCTTCAAACAGTTCTTCGGCTGCTGCGTGGCTCTTTTCCATTGTCGTGTACAGTTCCCAGCCGTTCGCGCTGCGGGGTGGCGTGGGGGCAGTACCGGCTAAGGCGTTTAAGAGCAGGCGCTGAAACACACCGTCTGGTTCGGTATCTCGTGCGCCGACGCTTCGATGCTTGTCGGCACACTCTTCAAACTGCTTGATCGCCTTTTTCAGGCGGTCGATTATCGGTGTTGTCGTTGAGTCTGAGGTCGTCATTTTTTACCGCTCTTCCTTTTTCGGTAACAGAAAATACAAAGTCATTGCTTTCGGGGTCGAAAGCGCAGTCAACCCAGCCGCGCTTGACGCTTGCTGCAATCACGTTCGAACGCACGCGCTCAATAAGGGCCGCCATGAGGTGCGAAACCTTTTCGTTGGCCTCTTCAGGCGAGTCGCCACCTACGGCGTAACAACTACCTTTCGGCCCCTCGACTTCTGTGCTGTGCTCTTTGATGATGTTTTCTGTTTCGCTCAAAGATAGATACTGCGTACCACGGGCAGCGTGCTCGTCTGGCATGATTGTTGGTTTGCCGTCTTGCAGCACGCGGGCAAACAATATCAGCGCCATTTTGCGTATCTCGCTGGTCGACCGGAGACAAAAGTACCCGCTGGTTTCATGGTTTTCTTCGTCGTCGTAGTCGCTTCCGGTGTCAAACTCACCCATGGCCGTCTCCCTGCAGACGCGCCGCGGCGATGGCGGCGTCGTAGGCGCCACGAGCGATAATCCTGTCGCGCATCGCGTTCCGCTGCCGTTCGAGGTACGTCTGGTAGTCGTCGTCGGTGTTCACTATGGCCTCCGCCGACGAGAACGAATGGGGCTTGCCGGTGAACGTGTTATCGCCGGCGGCCATGATCCGGTCAATCGCAGCCAACTTGGCCGTGATGCGCGCGTCTTCCAGCGCGGTTTCCGCCACGACGGCGTCAGCAAGACGGGCGGCGGCCTGTTCAATCGTAGAAATCAATGTAGCAGTAGTAGTCATGTGTTTCTCAGGTAATTACGACGTCGGGGTGTTGGTTGTCATAGAACTGCAGCGTGACGTCTTCTAACGCCGCCAGTTTCTGCGTGGCCTCAGTGGCCAGTTCGTGATTCTTTGCAACCCACTCGTCAGTGCGCATTGCATGGGCGAATTTGGCCTCTAACTCCGCGGCTTCTTCTTCGGTGAAAAAGCCTTCATCGGTGGCTTCGCGCAATAGCGCCACACCGCGATTTAGTTCTACATGCAAAGAATTTATGCGCGAGACGAGGTTTAGAATAAAAAGAATGTGTTCGTAATAGTCCGGCAACAAATTGACGCTGCGAGTTAAAGTTTCTGTGCATTCGTTTACTTGTTCGAGCGCCGCGATCAGCGTGTCTTCAAGTTCTTTACGGCTCTTTGCCATCGAAGTGCGTATCTTTCTTGGCTTGTAGTTCTTGACGTGTTAGTTGACGTTTAGGATTTTTTTCGGGGTGGCACAGGTGACAACCGGCTTTGTTGCAGCCGTTGTGCGTCTTCCTGTACCGCCCTGCTTTGCCGTGGTCGTAGCCGTAGCGGCTGCGCGCTTCTTCGCGACGCTTGTCGATGATGTTTTTTTCTTCGTGGTAGCGTTTCATTACGTGGGCTCGCAAAATAATACTGTCTTACAGCCGCACTGTTTGGCGACACTTACGGCCTCGACGGCGTACACGGCAACAGGCTTATCTATCTTTATTTTGCCGGCTGTAATAAGTGCTTGCAGGCCAAGCCGCGCAAATCCTTGCTTTCGGCACTCAGGGTCTACAAAACACTCGACTGTTTGGACTGTGATGGTTTCGTTTTCGAGTTTCTCAGGCCACGGGCGGGTGCCGACCCAGCCCACTAGCATTTCGTTGCACCAGATAATAGCCATTGCCATGTGCGGGTGCGGACCCGGTTCTGGCTTCACATAACGTTTGTCTAGTTCCTTACGAATTGAACTATCACTTTGAGAATCTGGCCATGACAGTCTTGTGTAGATAGCCGTGACGTCGATAGTCCCGAGTGCGTTGATGTCTTTAATAATGATACGAAAATCCATAACCGGTCCTCCGTGACCAGTTAGGGATTATATCATTGTTAAAGCCGGCGGCGGGAGTCGAACCCGCAACCTACTGATTACAAATCAGTTGCGCTGCCAATTGTGCCACGCCGGCCTACACCTACGCTGTTACAGCGTCAGGCGTAAAGTGCGTTGTGCTAATACTGTACCTGTTGGGCAGTTTGGGGCTCTTTTGTTTTCGCTGGTCACGCTCTTCAGCGAGCAGCGGCAAGTCTCGCTTTGTGCCTTTGGCCAGTTCTTCCATGCTTAGTTCGACAGCGGCCGCGTAGTCCTGCAGGTACTTGAAATCCAGCGGCTCACCGGCAAACTTTTGCTCGATGATGTAGTACTTGAGCGCGCTGATAACATAACCGACCTGTGAGAGCGCGTAACACAGGTTAGTGGGCGTCGCGTCAGTCATCGCCGTGATGCTGGTGATTATCGCCGTGGTCACTGGGCCCACAACCGCAGCAATTGTGCTATCAACCTGTTGGCGAAGTTCTTCGGCCGTGGGCGCCTTCTCTGCCTCAATGATCTGGCCGCCTTGTGCGACAAAAACCGA